ACTTTATTATTTATACTAACTTTTAATACTTACAACCACAAGTTTAATACTGTATAATCCATCATTAATAAGAAATATTAAAATTTCCAATCACTACTTACGACATCATCTGTTGCGCCGCCTGCAACTCCTGTAACTGTTTCTCATATTTTTCCAGTACCGCTATAATCTTACTGGAATTCGGGAAGTTGCCGGCCTCCAATGCCGCCTTGAATGGTATAAGTCCCTTCTCAGCCTGTGCCATTAAAAGCTGGTTAGTCAACGCCCTGTATACCGGACTGTCGCTATCCTCGCTAATTGAGATATCAATGTCAATATCATACATTGTATCCATATTATAGGGAATGGATTCACCGGCGACATTGACCGCTTTCGGGCCTGTATAGAAACATTGCATCACCTTTACTACCTTATATGCCACTTCAGTAAGAAATGAATTGAATGTATTTATAAGATCCAGTATGGATGATGAGGCCTGTGCGGCCTTTGCCTGATAAAGCACACCGCTCTCAGAACTTCCCGATTTACCTTGTAGTGCCGCTTGGACTCCTGACACGTCCTCCACCATGGAACGTGACAGTTGTATGATATAGTCGAAGCCTCCCGGAATGGATGATGCGGTCTTTGTATCAGGGGCATTGCCAGATCTTTTGCTTGTATATAATATTACGCCGTTACTCTTCACATACTGCTCCGCTATATCCTCTATACTCATGTTGTCAGACAAGGACTGTTCATCTATCATCAACACCCCCTTGGCCGCATTACGAATATAAAAATCAAGGGCTACCATGTAGTAATTGAAATATTCCTGAGACGGGATAATTTCAGATATGAACGGATGAAATTCTCCGTCAATATAGGGATATGGTTTGAACACAAACGGATGGAAAGATTCGGATCCATTCCAATACGGACTTTGTCCTTCCTCCAGCACAAATCCGTCCG